TCAAGAGACTGTTCAAGCGCCTGAACCATTACCGTCACATGACAGGGCTATCTTCCCGTTACGCCCCCACCGTTCTTTGCACTTCGCAGGTTTCGGTGCATGGCATTGGCGGCTCAATACCACCGTGGATGGCACCTTCAGGTTCAGACTCCAATTCGGAACACGCTCTCAGCGTGGACATTCGAATGAGAGCCAAGTCGTACCACAAGATCAACGAGACGATTGCTGACTACGGTGATTTCGAGTTCACCATCAAGAAGAACAAAGTCGGCGGTTCTCCAGAGGCAACAGGATTGATCCGGTTCCAGCTTGTCGAGATGGAAGACAAGAGCGTGGGGGACTGTGACGACACCACAACCGTGATGACCATGTGCCGTGAGTTGGGCCTGATCTATGCGGGTAAGACAGGCAAAGAGAAGCTGGTCTTCACCACTGAGTTTGACAATGAGGTTCAGGTCTACTCGTTTTCCAAGGTAGGAGACTGCAAATCCTTCCTCAAGGAAAACGAGACGATCTACATGGACCTTCGTAATCGTCTTATGACTGCGATGTTCAAGAAGGCTGGTGTGAAGCTGCCAGAGTTCGCCAAGGAAAAGGGGACCGTAGAAGTTTACGACAAAGAAAAGCCCTATGTGAAAACGCAGGCAATGAAGATCAAAGGTCTTGAAGTGGACATGGCTCAGGACTCTGACGACGCGGACCTGACAGCAACCGGATTGTCTTCGAAAGACGACAAGAAGGATGACGCACCGACGAAGAAGCTGGATGACTTGGATGACTTTGACGATGAGTAGACTCAGCAAAGCAGCGGATCAGGCTGGCAAGGGTCGCCGCCCCAAGCAGATCGGTGTCAAGACTCCCGGCTGGCAGCAGCAGGAAGAGAAGTCAAAGAAGATGCTGCGCGGGGAGCGCACACGAGGCTCCGGGTCAGGCAGGCAGAAGGGCGACGTGTTCAATGCCAGTTTTCTGAACGAAGCCAAGACGACAGAGAAGGACAGCATTGCGGTGAAGCGTTCAGTGCTGGCGAAGATTGCTTCTGAGGCGATGGCAGTTGGCAAGGTGCCACTTCTGACAGTCGGGTTTGACAAGGGAGTACCTAACACCGATTCGGATTTCGTTCTCATTGCGGAACACCATTTTGAAGCGCTGATGATGACGGCAGAGTGCGCGTTGGCGGGGAATCTCAAGGAAGCCCAAGAGTGGGCAGAACAGGTAGTCAAAAGTGAGTGACTGGTTTGCCGAAGCGGCTGTCGAATTCCTGAAGGAAGCGGAGAAGCATGAGCCCGCTGATCCTCAGTCCATTGTTGTGGACATGGAAGACCTGTTTGCTGAGCCGAAGGTCATCGACGTTGCCACCATTCCGAAGCTTCAGTTGGTGAAGAAGGCTGGCGTGGCGCTGCACGCGCAACCGTTCTTGTGGGAGAAGAAGTTCAACTTCCACCCAAGCCAGATTGCTGACCTGTGCCCGCACCAATACTACTTCATGGTCAAGTATTTCAACGCAATGAAGGCGGCGAAGAGCACGAAGGATCAAGAGCTAAAGAATAAGGTGAAGGGCTTCGTGAAGTTCGCCAAGAGTTCCTTCAAACCGGAGTCTTACCCGAAGATGGGTCAGGGAACCGCGATGCACGCGATGCTCCAGTTCTATGGCGGGCTTATCAACGAATTGGTTGGGCAGTGGCAGTGCCCGCAGTGCGGATACCACACACCAGAAGAAAAGATAGTCAAGATGCCGACCAAGCTATATAAAGATGAGCTTGGTCTGACATCAAGGGTGCCAGAGCCGTGCCCGAAATGCGGGAAGAACATCAACACGCACGATTGGGCGTGGATTTATGTGGAGCCTGAGTTCTTCATTCCAGAGTTCAACCTGCATGGTAGGTCGGATGGCATCCGAATGGTGAATGGCCTGAAGGGGATTGTTGAGTTCAAGACGATCAACGACAACGGCTTTACGGGAAAGTACATGCAGCTTCCTCAGCCGGAACACGTCTTTCAGACGACGTGCTACGCTTGGGCGCTGGGAGCAGATTTCATCAACATCATCTACGTCAACAAAAACACGATGGCGGAAAAGGAGTTCATCTTCTTGCCGGACTTCAAGAAGGTACTCGCGCCAGCGTTCGCAAAGATCAAGGCATCAATGCAGGCTGTGGATAAGGAGACCGTGCCAGAGGGGGCTTGGAGAGCGTGTGACTCAATCAAACATTCGCGAGCGCAGAAATGTCCGTTCGCGGAAGAGTGTTTCGGGCAGAAGCGCCCGATCAACTTGTTGGGATAAGGGGCACATGACAATGACAGATCACGAATTGTTGAAGGCGGATGGAACGCCAACAGCCAAGGCTAGACGTGACATGCTAAAGCGACTCAAGCCGCTTGGGTACCTTCAGTTTGAAGCATTCCTGCTGCAACGAACCGGCAAAAGCATGAAGGCAATGGCAGTTGAGTTAGCGATCAGCGAGGAAGACTTCAAGGTGTATCACGATGCCTGCTTGATTGAGAAGGGCATTGGCCCGCTCAAGCCATAGGCATCACCATTCGGAAGAAAGGGATATGGGTCGCATGGCGACGAAGACTGAAATGACACCGAAGGACAAGTATGAAGTCCTTCTGAACCTCACGCCTGAAGACGTGATGAAGCGCATCGGCAAGATCAAGGACGTGGGCAACACGATTGCCTTCGAACTTGGCATCCTGCTCAAGCGCGTTCGCGATGAACAGATGTGGAAGCTGTGGGACGGGCAGGAATACCCATCGTTTGCGGAATGGGTGTTCAAGGTGATTGGCAAGAACATCCGCTCAGCCCAATACTACATCACAGTCAATGAGAAGCTGGCTGCGCTCAAGCTTGACGACGATTGGATGCGCAAGGCGATTCAGCTTGGCTGGGTGAAGCTGCATGAAATTCTGAAGGTCGCGGACAACAAGACCGAGTTCAAGAAGTGGTACATCAAGGCTCTCAATCAGGGTGAGCGCACCCTGAAGGCTGACGTTCGCGCAGCGCAGGCGAACCTGCCGCCCGGAGAACAGAAGCCAGACCTTGACTACGACGAAGATGGGAAGGAAGTCCCCACGATCCCGTTCACTTTCCAGTTCCAGAACTCTGATGAGTGGGAGCACTTCAACAAGGCGCTGGAACTTGCTGAGCAGGTCACAGGCGACAAGAAGAACAGCAAGTGCCTAGACCACATCGCGACCTACTACATGGCGCACGCCAGTACGCACATTGAGGGTGGTACGGTGATGGACGTGCAGGACATCCTGCTGGCGTTGAAGGAAACCTACAGTCTGGAACTCGCCATCTTCAACAAGGACACCGAAGAATGGATTCCGATTCGTCGCGAAGAGGAAGACGAAGAAGACGAGACACCTTCGAAGAAGAAGTCGAAGAAGTCGCCCGAGAAATCGAGTGTTCCGAAGAAGGGCAAGCCCCCGAAGAAGGGCAAGAAGAATACTGCTGCATGACGTTTCCCGGTAGCGGTCCTGAGTCCGACCTGTGGCGTTGGGCGCTCCGGTTTACACTTGCGAAGGGGTACACGTTGGACCCGTACCATGCGATTCGCGTAACGGGACTCCCCTTTGGAACTGCTGAAAGGGTCGTGAAGCGTGCTGCGGCGGATGCCAGAAGGGCTGTGCAACTGTTTGGCGCTCTGCGCGGGTATGGCTATCGAGGCCGCACTACGCGGATGATAAAGGCCCGGATGCTAGACGACGTTGTGTGTTTTCCGGTGTTATGACTGATTCGTTCACCAGAGAACTTGTTCGGGACGCCTACATTCTTTCCGATCCACGGTTTCAGACGATGGACCTTTTGGTGAATGCCTTCGGTTTGGAAGCAGTGACGGAACTGGTCAGGGAGTTGGGAGGAATGCGGCTGAGGAAATCCGAAGCAATGTACCCCGGATACCTGAGCCTTGGTCCTGTGATGAAGAGAGCGCTTGGAGAAAGCTGGACAACCGCTTTTGATGCCGTGGGGGCAGACGTTATCACGCTGCCCACGTTACGGGAGAGCGTGGAGATGGAACGGGATGTCGTCTCGTATTGCAGGGTCACGATGCCTACTCATTCGCGTCCGCCAAAGGCAAGCGACCGTGACAGAGCGAAGCGAGTCCGCCTGTTTCTCAGGGAAGCTGGATTGGAGTTGTAGCTGTGTCACTGGTAAAGATCATCAACGACTACCGGGATGCCCACAAGGCGCATCCAGAGATCATTCACTTGCTGGGTGATTTTGAGGTCAAGCTGTGTCTGGTCTGGTCGAGCAGGCTTTGCCACCGTGCGGACAGCAAGACCGTACCGAAGCCGCCCAAAGGTTTCCCGGCAGAACTGAAGTGGGATTGGCTCTGGAGCCACTACAACGTCCACTTCGAACGCTGGGTTGAACTGGCGGGGTATCCTGTTGACGAAGCTTTCTTGAACAAGGCAAGGCGTATCATTGATTTACAGATGGTCTACCCGGATGGTAGCCTTCACGATTGGATTGCACGCACCTTGAAGACGAAAGCGCTTTCGTCTTACAACCGGATGCACAAGAGTCTGGTGAAGGGGAAGCAGTCTAAGCAGCAAGGCGACACTAGCGATGAGGCAGATGCGGCGTGACCACGAAGCCGAAAAGCATCCAGTGTGCAGTCTGTGGGCAACGCTTTTTGGCTATCACTAAGCCACACGCGAAATCCCACGGGCTTACTCTGGCCGAATACACGCGCCTTTACGGTGCTGTGAAGCCAATTCGGGTAGCGGAAGAACTCGCCAAGAAGGCGGTTACCTCTGACGAGGTAGCCGACCTGATGCTCGCGAATCCAGAGATACGATCTGGACTCGCTGACGGTTTGATGGCTCACGTTTTTGGTCCGGGGACACGTTCCCGCCTGTTGGCAGCCCTTTCGGTCGTGCTGGAAGCACGCATGACCAAGTTCAGTGAGCTTATGGCAGTGAAGGCGAAGGTGGTTCACGAACTGTTCAAGGACTGGCGCATTACGAGGGGCGGCGAAGACGGTTCACCAACGCCAACCAAGGAACTGATTGCGATGCTCGCCACGTTGGGGCAGGAACAGTCATCTACGGAATCTGTTATCACCCGAGTGCTCCAGCAGGCTGTCTCTGAGCGCAAAGCGCCGATGCAGTTGCTACTTGGCATCGGAATCCACGGCAACGCCTTCTCAGGACGCCACGAGGGCGTCTCAGGGCTAACCCAGCAGCAACGCGAACAGGCCAGACTGCTTGACGAGAACCTTTCCAGTGGGAACCCCGATCAGGTTGCCAGAGGGTTGCTGATGGCGTCGGTGATTACGCCGGAAGAGTACGAGCATGAGACCGGCGATAAACCCACCAATAAGATGCTCGCTCTGTACGATCAGAACCGAAAGATCGTTGACGTGACCGCTGAGGTAAAGAAGTGAACCCGTGGCACACCGACTTGATGAAGCCTCTAACGGACGCGGACAAGGAGCGGCATTTCCAAAGGCTCGTTGTCGAAGGCTCCGTGGACCTGTTTCGCCGCGTGAGTCCGGGTCAGCGAGCCGAGCTTCGTCGGTACTTCAGACAGCGTGCTGGTTTTGATAAGTCATCCGGCGATGCAAACCTTCGCATGGCGCTCTATCAGGACGACTACGACTACCCACCAGTAGACGCTAAGACCTACTTCACCGACATGGATTACATGGGGCACAAGGCGGCGGAAATCTTCCCTGTCTGGTGGCAGCACTTGCTGCGCATGTGTGACCCGTCGAACAAGTATTACGAGATCATCCTTACTGGTGGCGTAGGTTTGGGTAAGACGTTTATCGCCATGCTCATCCTGACCTACAAGCTGTACCGGATTTCGGCACTGCGCGATCCGGCGCAATACTTCGGGTTGTCACGCCGGTCCAAGATCGTGTTTGGCCTCTATTCCATCACGCTGGAGCACGCGGAGAGCACTGGGTTCTACACCCTGCGGGACCAGTTGATTGATGAGAGTCCGTATTTCCGCGAGCGGTTCCAGCGGATACCAAGCCCGCAGAACATCCTGAAGTTCCCCAAGTCAGTCGAGGTCATCACGGGCAGCGGCATTCTGCACTCCATCGGTAAGAACCTGTTTAGCCTGTCTGTTGACGAAATGAACTTTTTTCGTGGCGGCAAGGATGCAGCAGGTAAGCCGATGGCGTTGGCTCAGTCGGTTACCCGTCGTCTTGAATCCCGCTTCCTTCAGGATTCAGGGGACATGCCCGGTGTTTGCGTTTTCATTTCATCGAAGCGCGCAACCGGTGACTTCATTGAGAAGCGCATTAAGAAGGTGAAGGGAATGCCGGGAGTTTACATCGTAGATGGTCCGATCTGGAAGTTCCGCCCGAAGGAAGTCGGCAGCGACACCTTCAGAGTGGTACTTCAGGAAGGCGGCGCGGATGCGATGATTATGGATGAAGTGGTATATGACGAAGAGGGGCGCTTCAAAGAGGTCCGCTCGATCAGCGACATTCCGACCGACAACAAGACGGTCATCAACGTGCCTATCATCTATTACAAGTCGTTCATGGAAGACCTGATGGGCTCCCTGCGCGACATCGCAGGCGTTTCCACGGATGCCATCAACCCACTGTTCACACAGCGAAGCGTAGTGCGCAGTATCTTTATGAACCGTCTGAAAAGCCCGTTCAAGAGTGACGTGGTTCCGGGCTTCATGGGGTTGGGTACCCCCATCAAGTCGCGGTTCGATCTGAAGAGCGTTTCGACGGTGCAGATGAGCACCTACCGTCCAGCCAGACACCCAACCGCGCCCCGCTACATCCACATCGACTTGGCGTTGACCGGCGACAGGGCTGGTATTGTGATGGTCCATCCGTCGTCACACTACCGTGAGCCCGTAGAAACTGCCGAAGACGGCATTGTGTCGTACAGCCTTGTGAAGAACGTCGAGATTGATTTTGCGATTGGCGTTGCATCCGGCCCGGACGATCAGGAAATTGACTTTCGGGAGATTAGGGACTTCGTGTTCTGGCTGCGCTCAGTCGGCTACTGGATCAAGTACGTCAGCTTCGACAGCTATAACTCAGCGGACAGCATCCAGCGGCTCAAGGAGAACACAATCGAGGCTGGAATCCTGTCTGTGGACAAGACGGACAAGCCCTATCTGACCTTGAGGCAGGCTGCGACGGAAGAACGCATCCAGAGCCCAATGAATGAGGTTTTGCAGACGGAGCTTTACCAACTTGAGTATGACGTAACCACCCGTAAAATCGACCATCCCTCAGACGGGAGCAAGGACATCGCTGATGCTATGTGCGGTGCCGTATTCGTGTGTTTGACCGATGACATCTCTCAGGGAAGACCCCCGAGTGAGGTCGAGCCGCTGCGGAAAACGAAAAGGAAGTTTGATAGGATGGCGAACAAGCTTGCGAAGATTTCAAAGTCAAGAGCAAATGATTAGGGGGTACTATCGTGGCAAGTCGTTCCAGCCTCATCGAAGCTGTACTACATCCCTTTGCGATGTTGCAGAGGGTCTACGGCAAGGATGCGAGCGCTGGTGACCCACGTCGCCCGCTCAGTCCACTTGACCTTCGTCGTGTTCAGCGTGAGCAGATGGCAGCGTTGGATGCGGTTTATCGCCGCTTTGACCCGAATGCCGTTGTTCACCGTAGTAGCCATTACCGCGCTTACGAGGAAATGGACTGCGATCCGATGGTGACCAGTGTTCTGGATGCCTTCGCTGAAGAAAGCAGTCAGCGAAACCCCGACAACGGCAAGATTGTCTGGATTGAGTCTCCGAATGCGACCGTCCAGAAAATACTGAATGACTTCATCGACCATATTGAGGCCGATGAGGCATCCTTCGGTATTCTCCGTTCGCTCGCCAAGTATGGAGACCACTTCGAAGGCGTCCCGGCTGTCAAGAGCAACGGAATACGCCGACTGGTACCCTACCTGCCTTATGACGTTTCCCGCCTTGAGGACGTTGAGGGCGCTCTGACAGGGTTTACTCCAGCCAATGACGAGGGTGTTCCTCAGTCCACAACGCCAGAGAACATCGTACCGTACTACAGCGTGATTCACTTCCGTCTTCACGGGCGTAACCGTTCGGCCCTTTACGGGGACTCCCTGCTTTCGAACTCGCTGGAGACATGGCGCAATCTTCAGATGGTTGAGGACCAGATTCTCATTCAACGCCTGATGCGTGCGCCTGATCGACTTCTGGTTTCTCTGGACACAACCGGTATGTCGATGGAAGAGTCATGGGAAGTCTGCATGGCTTGGCAGAAAAGCCTGTATCGCCAGTTCTCGTACAACCGTAGCCAGCAGAATTTCGAGTCTGGTGGTGGCGTATTTGTCGAGAACCGTGATGTGGTGCTCCCGCTTGGTGAAAACAACCAGACCACCATCCAGAATTTCCCGGCGACTAACCAGAACGACCTGATGCGCGACCTTGAGCATTGGCTGAATCGCTTCCTGAGTGGCTTGGGAGTTCCCGCTGGTTACCTTGGAGTCGGCAGTGAGCGTATCGAAGCAAACCAGAGCCTAAGCCGACAGGATGCGCGCTTTGCGAAGACCGCTTCACGTCTTCAGTTCGCCTTCATGTCGGGTATCCAGCGCATGTGCATGATCCATCTGTCGTTCCTGAATATTGACCCCATGCGCGAGGCGAACGCCTTCAAAGTGCAGATGTCGCCGGTCAGCTACTTCATGGAACTGGAGCGTTCTGAGTTGCTGAACATGCGTGCGGACCTTCTGGACCGTTACTTGCGTCTCGGCAACGATGCAGCGATGAACATGAGCCGCTGGGTTCCCTTCATTCTGACTGAGATCGGAAAGTTGCCTATCGCTCTCGTTGAGAGAATGCTGGCCACGGACGAGGTTGGAGACGAAGAGGACGTGAAGACCGCTGACGAGTTCGGCTTCAAGTTTGATAGCCTCATCAAGTCCAAGGGCATGGAGTACAAGTTCAACCGCAAGGTTGCTCTTGAGGAACTGAAGACCATCCTTACCAAGCACGCTCCGTTGATTGAGTCGGAGCTTCGCCGCTACATGCCGAAGGAGATGGGTAAAGTCATCATGGAGGCAGAGAAGGCAACATTCTCCAAGATGCACAGCGCAATCCAGAAGGAAACCAGTGCTGCGGCGTTCCAAAAGGACGACAAACTCTTTGAGAGCAACAGACAGAACTACCGTCAGGAACAGGTAAACGACGCCAAGGCTCGTCTGTCATTGTTGAAGACAATGGCTGGAAACACAGCGTTGGATGGCGATGGTAAGTAAAGAAAAGGTGCTGACCCACAGCGGACTGGCAAAGAGAGTAGCCAAGCGCACTGGCCTTCCCATCAGGCATGTGCAGGCAATCCTTTCGGAGACCGGTGACGCAATCGGGATTGCTCTTGCCGAAGGGTACACAGTCAGGTTGCGCAGGCTGGGAGTTCTTTCAGCTTCCGTTCACAAGACAACCAAGCGTCTGGTTGGTGGAAAGTTGATGAAGGTTCTGGTGCCGCAGGTCCGTGTGGCAGCATCTACTACCTTGAAGAAACGCCTGAAGTTGAATGCAGCGCTGAACCAGTCAGAGGCGAGCGGCAAATGATTTTCGAGGATGGCATCTTCGTTTTTGTGGAAGACGATCCCGGTTTACCGGACGGGCACGAGTGCGAGCCATTTGCTGGGCTGGACGAAGCAATCGTGAAGCCCTTCATGGATGAGTTTGAGCAGTTTCAGGAAGCCGCGTTGTTTGAGCGGCTGTCTTCCAACGAGCCATGCGATCACCTGTATCAATCGAAGCTGATTCTGCTTGGTGAGGGAAAGACGTTTGGCACCAACAAGGCAGTCGATACTACGGGCGTTCGAATCCGCGATGTGGAAGTGAACACTAACGCTGTTCTGGCACCGAACTTCTCAAAGCGCCTGAAGAGCCAGTCCACCGTTGCCCGCAAGCAGTTCAATGAATTGACTGGTAAGGCAAAGAACTACCTCAACGACATCATTGGCCTATGGGTGGATGAGCAGTTGTCGTTTCGACAGCTACAGGTCGATTCGTCTGTCATGTTTCGAAACTTGTACGAGGAAATCTGGACTCTTGGGCGAAAAGCAAGTGCTGTTGCGTTCTCAAGTGGCGATGCGAGCGCAACGCCGGAAGAGACCCGCTGGTTCAGAACCGCACTGCGCGAGGAACTTGGGTACTGGCAGAACTTCTTACTGGAGTTGCGCGATCACTTTAAAGGCAAGAAGATCATGTCCCGGTTTACACCGGAACAGCGCGTCGAGATGTATGTGAAGTCGCTTGAGGCGATGTACGACTCTGCGCGTGCCTTCGCGTTGCCGAGCAATCTGCTGTTTCAGTGGATCGGACCCAAACGCGACGACCCAACCATCTGTAATGGGTGCGCCTACATCATGGAAAGAACGCCATTCACCAAGTTCAATCTTCCGGCTGTCCCACGGGCGGGATCGACGCCATGCCTTCAGAACTGCCGCCATAAACTCGTTGTTCGCAAGGCGACAGCGGCTCAGATAGCGAGACGGCAAGCAGCGCTCCCTTCACGCGAGACGATGGCGAAGCGTCTGGATGAGTTCGTGAGCAAGAAGGGTCTGCGTAAGCCGAGGGGGCAGGCTAATAAGGTCGCGCTCAATCCATATCATCGCAAATCCATCCGCACGTCACGCGGCGGAACATTCTAGTTTTCTGTTGACTAACTTTTCCCGTGTGCTACAGTGCGGGGCATGACTAACCTGTTTATAGGTATCGACAATGGCGTTGATGGCGGGATCGTGGTGATCGGCGGTTCCGGCAAGATCGTGTCCAAGCAAGTCACACCGACTATCAAGGTCAAGAAGGGTAAGACCAACAGAACTGACTTCGATCTTGATGGAATGCGCGCTCTGGTGATTGAGTTCGGGCGCATCCACGGCAAGAACAGGCGCGGTGAGCCTGACGGGGAAAACGTCTTGGTGGTTCTGGAAAAGGGGCAACCCTTTCCGCCCAAGATGACCAGTGCGGCTGCCAACTTCTCGTGCGGCTATTGCTACGGTTTGTGGCTCGCCTTCCTGTGCGCCTTCAATGTTCCTCATGTTGTCGTACCCGCCAAGCAGTGGCAGCACCGAATGCTTCAGGGTGTCAGCGGTACTACCAAACAGAAGTCCATCAGCAAAGCAAAGAAGCGCCATCCCAATGTGGACTGGCGCAAGTCGGCAAAGTCAAAGAACCCCCACGACGGCATCACCGACGCTTATTGGATGGCTGAATACGGGCGGAAGTATGAGTCCTGATGTTGAGTACATTGCGGTCCCCAATGCAGCAGGCGGACACCTGTACTTCCCTGCCAGTACGGTGATGCAGGCAGTGAATAAGGAATGGGAGCGGATGGTCGAGCGCGTGTTTGATTCGTCTTCGACCCCCCACAAGGCAGCAAAGCGGATTTTGAAAATGCGGACGCCACAGGTCACTGCGCGTGTACTGGCGAACGCTTATGCAAGCTTGATCGAATCAGGCGAAGGCGTGTCAAGGGAGCAGGCGCTTGAGTTAGCGTCCAGCGTCCTTGACCCAAGGAGTTTTAGCGATGGCAAAACGAGCAGCGGCAAGAGCGATAGTTGAGCGTGCGGAAGTCAGCAGCGACCTTCAGGAAAAATCTCTCCGGTTCCTTGTTCTCAAGGCGTGCATTTCCCGTCTTGCATCAGAACAGACGGAAGTTCGCCACGAGATCGACCTACTGATGCAGGACGAAGACGTGAAGGCGTTCGACATCGTGTTTCAGGGCGATGTAGTTGGCAACGTGAAGCCGGTGTGTAAGCGCGACCTGTCATTTGCTGACCGCACCAAGCTGGCGAGTCTGGTCAGCGTGCGCCAGTTGCTTGAACTGGTGAAGCTGGACGCGAAGACTTTCGATGCTCTGACCAAGCTGTATGAGAAGGACAAGGCGAAACTCAAACTTCTCAATGAGTGCGTGAAGGTCACTGCTTCCGAGTCCACGACGATTAGCAAGGCGCGCAAGTCTGATGACTTGGTGTACGCCAAGGCTGCCATCGAAAAGAGCGCACAGGAAGCACAGGAGGCTGTTGACGCGATGCTCGCTGCGCTGACTGAGGGAGCGGATGATCCGGTGGTGAAGGAACTGCTGGAAGAGGAAGAAGCGGACGCCTAGAAGGTCCGCTAGAAAAGGGATTGGGATATGTCATTGGTACTGATTGATCGTCTGCGGTTCGCGGACCTGTTGAACACGTTCGCTCCGCAGGACAGAAAGACAGTAATTCACGTTCTTGACCACAGAGCGCTTCGTCTGGTCAGGTTCTCCGGTGAGTTCTTCAACGGGGTTCGCACACCGACCAACTTCGATGGCGACCTGACTGCAATCGCGGCCTACAACAATGGGCGTGAGGCAAAGATTGCCGAACTAAAGGCTGAGGGTGCGACCAAAGAGCATATTGACGAAACTGTTCGTGGCCCTGCCGAGATTCCTGCACCAGAGCTTGGTGCTGGCATGTGGTTCACCATCGGTGGTGATACCAAGTACCTTCTGACGCACGAGGATGGCGTGTGGCTGTCTTGGGTGCATGACAAGGTACTCTACGTCAGTCCGATAGCCCGTGCGGACGTGAAGGAGTTTTCCGGTAGCGTCAGCTTGAAGGCTGCCGTGCTGCCAACAAAGGTCTTCTGCCTGATCGGTGAGTAAACCAGATTTAGGAGTTGACTTTCCTTTCTCGTGGGCTACAATATCAGCGTGAGAGGAAGGTGTGATATGACCAACTACCTGAAACGCATTGTCGAGTACCGCGAAGCCGCTAAGGCTAACGAAGGTGACTTCGCCATTACTCTCCCGGCGCGCTTCTTTGAATCCGGCGCGAAGGGTGTTTCTGCGCGTCTGGCTGGCGGGAACTACATGCTGACAAGCGCTAACGGTCGCACTCGTGTCCGCGTTTATGAAAGTGAACAGGACGTGGTGGACTCGATCAAGGCGTTGAAGAAAGAAGACAAGTCGGGCTTTTGGGCTCAGAAAATACCAGCGGCTAAGCCGACTGGCGTTCGCTACATCTATTCCAGTCGTCACCCCTACACGGGGCAGAACATCCTGTTCGGGTTCAAGATGAACGGTGAGGAAAAGGTCTCGCTCAGTCAGCTTGCCCTCGACACCATCAAGGCTCTGACCGACATCGCTCGTGATGTTGAGTATCTTCTGGAAGACGTATTCGAAATCGAAGTGATGGAGTTCGAAGGCAAGGGGCTCATCATCACCGGAGTCTTCGACCGTGCGCGGACGACTCTCGCCAACGCCAACTTCTCTTACGATATGGCGATGGAAGGTCTGATCGCTGGTCGGAGTGCGCTGATGAAGCTGAGTGCCGTGGACGTTCCCGGTCTGCTTCAGCCACAGTTCGATGTATCCAATGCGACTGATCTGATGCGTGGTCTTCCCGCTTGCGCGGGGGCCGTTAGCGGCACCGTCGTAGTGTCGGCAAGCAGCGTCGATAAATACGCTGACGCTATCCTGATCGTCGCCATGACGACTCCCGAAGACGTTGCGAAAATGACAAAGTGCAAAGCCATCGTCACCACGACTGGCGGGCTCACGAGTCACGCTGCGGTTATCGCTCGCGGGCATGGCATTCCTTGCATCGTCTCCGCTACCGGGGCAACGATTGCGGAAGGCACCAAGGTCAGCATCGACGGGGCAACAGGCATCGTCTATCAGGGTGTTCTGCCCAAGACCGAAAGCACCGTCGCCAGCAAGATCGACACAATGCTTGAGTGGGCGAAAGAGGAAGCGTCGTCCATCAAGGTCTTCGCTAACGCTGACACTGCGGCACAAATCAAAACCTCGCTGGAAGCAGGCGCGACAGGCGTCGGTCTGGTTCGGACTGAACACATGCTGTTCACTCCCGCTGCGACTTCCGCTTTCCGTCGCTGGGCACTGGCAGAGAAGAAGGGTGCAAAGGCGAAAGCGCTTTCGGAGTTGAAAGCGGTTCAGGTCGCTGACTTCATTGAAATCTTCAAGGTGACTGCCGACAAGGCGAAGCCTGCCGTCGTCACCGTGCGCCTCTTTGATCCGCCTGTTCACGAGTTCCTTCCCGCCGACAGCGATACCGCTGCACTGGCTACACTGGCGACGGAATTGAACGTCACTCAAAAGTCTCTCCGTGAAAAGGTTGAGAAGCTTCACGAACACAACCCGATGTTGGGACACCGTGGCGTTCGACTTGGGATCACAAACCCTGAACTCTACGCAATGCAAGCAAGCGCCATTGCTGAAGCCGCTGTTGCGGTCGCGAAGAAAACCAGCATGAAGGTGACCTTCGCTGTTATGGTTCCGCTTGTGTCCGATGAAAGTGAGTACGCTTCTGTCGCCACAATGGTGCGCGAAGTGACCAACAAGGTTCTTACTGACGCTGGCTATCCTGAAGGGAACGAAGTGGTTCGCTTCAAGATCGGTGCGATGCTGGAAACGCCTCGTGCCTGCCTGATCGCTCAGGAAATCGCGGAAGCCGGTGCTGAGTTCTTCAGTTTCGGAACAAACGACCTGACGCAAATGACTTTCGGGTTCAGCCGCGACGATACAGCGGGCTTCATGGGTCGGTACGTCGAGCGTGGCTACTTCAACGCCGACCCCTTCTCAGTGCTGGATGACCGTGGCGTGGCGCGCTTGCTGAAGATGGCAATGGATTCAGTCCGCGCAAAGTTCCCTAACGTCTCGTTCGGAATCTGCGGTGAGCATGGCGGCGAACCACGTAGCATCACTGCCGCTCTACGCTTGGGAATCAACTACGTTTCTTGCTCTCCCAGCCGCATCAAAATCGCGCTGCTGGCGAGCGCTCAAACTGTGATTGCTGATGAAGAGGGAACCAATGGCTGAAGAACCAGCGGCAGCGTTGCGCCGGGAAGTTGAAGCGCAACGCACCGGGAAGAAGGAAGAAGAAAGATCAGCGGTAGCTGCTTTCTTGGCGGCTACCGTTATCGGAATCGGTTTGGCGGCGGCGTTGTTCGGGGCAGTTGTACTGCTCACGGCATTCGTTGCGGTCACCTACAAGGTCGCTGCGATGGCTTGGAACTGGATACTATGACGAAGATTCGCGGCAAGATTCAGCAGGTTCCAATCGGGCGAGTAGTCGAAAATCCGTGGAACTATAATCGCCAGACGGAAGAGATGTTTGAGAAGCAGCGTGCCAGCATCAAGCGGCATGGGTTTCTTGGTGTCACCATCGTCCGTGAGATCGAAGACGCTGGTCAGAAGTTCTACCAGATCATTGACGGCGCGCATCGCTTCCGTGCGATGAAGCAGGACGGTGCTACGCACCTTCGCGTTGACAACCTTGGCACCATTAAGGATGCGGAAGCCAAGAAGCTGACGCTGATGCTGCGCGAGGTTCGCGGGAGCAAGCAGAAGGGGATGTTCGAATCCCTGCTTGATGAGTTGGGTATCGAGTTGTCCGAAGATGAAATGTCGGACCTGCCTGTACCTGATGCGCTCATTACCAAGCTGGAGAAGGAATCCAAAGAAGCTGAAGACGCGATGGTGGACATCGACTTCGACCCGGACTCATCTGCCTCATCTGCTGGCGACGACGATTTCATGGCGGGTCTTCCACCAGCGACAGGAAGTAAACCCAAGGGCGGCAGCACTCCCGACGTTCATCCGAAACAGGCAACGGTGACCCTGCACTTCTCCGAAGAAGATTGGGAAGAGAAGGGGCAGGGCATCCTCAAGAAGATCGAATCGGTCTGCAATAAAGCCGGGGGGTACGCAGAGAATGCCTGAGTGGAACCCACCATTTCCGTCAGTCAGTCTGACATCCAGTGGCAACCATTGGTTTCTGCTCATGGACCTTGAGCTTGCCGAAGACATAGATGCGGCGGCGAACTGTCCGTGGGTGGACCAACACGGGAACCTGTGGTGGGTGCGCAGTTGCGGGGAGAAGTCTGAGTGGTTCCTGAAGGCACAGGACGAAGGCTTTCAGCCTGTCCCCATTCTCGCGGACAAGGTTTCGATTCACGAAGTTGTCGAAGACCCTGCGCTGTCCACGATGATCCTTGGTTGGGGGATCATGTTCAATCAGAACCTACAGGCTGCGCTCACGGTTGGTTTCAAACCTTGGGAGCATCCAGAGAGCACGCTGGCCTCGCCTGAGAACGAGGCGTACTGGAAGAAGAAGATGGCTGAGGGGCTTGGCATTCCGAAGGCACTCCTGAGTGACGTTGCTGCCGTAACCAAGAAGCAGATTGTGACGATGCTTGCGGTGAAGAACGCAACGCTGAAGCACAAGCTTGACCCGCTCTTTCTGAAAGACTACGCGACTCTGGATGCCTTACAGATTGAGCAACTTGAGCAGATTCACAAGAATTCGGTTGAGGCGAAGGCGCAGGCTGTAACAGGCGGACTCCATCCACCAAGCCAGAAACAGTTTGATGAAATGTTCCAGCTACTCAAGGTCGGCGGGACGTTGGATGAGGTTCTGGACGGAAAACCAATCTGGAAGACAGCGGAGGAAATGTTTCAGGTATCCAAGATTGGTGGGACGCCAGATGAACTTCCAGAGTTCTCGGTTCAACTGAATAGTGACAAGGCTAAGCCTTTTCTTTTCGGTCAGATGTCAGGGAAGCATGGTGCTGGCGCTGGAAAGTCACCAGTCTTCGACATGGGAACTGGAAAGCCCATGAAGCCTGCCGGTCTGTTGAATGACTACGCTGCCAAGGATGCGGATGCGAAGCCGGATTTTTTGAAGCTGAACCAAGAGCACGCCGAACAGGTTGAAAGTCTGGATGGAGCGCAACCGGAAGAGAAGCCACCATTCCGGGTTCAGTACCTTGCTGGCAGCGACAAGATCAAGTTGATCCTGTCGCCAGCTTCGATGTCTGGTGAGTGGGAAGCGGTCGATCAGTTCGGCGGCATCTGGATTGTCATTTTCGACTTCTTTCAAAAGGCAACTGATGTGACGATCAAGACAGCCAAAGAGGTTGACGGCTACCCAATGTTGGGTGCGCTCTACACCAAGAAGAAGTACGAGCTTGCGCAACCTGAGCAGGAAGAAGAACCGGAAGAGCCATACCACGAAGAACCAGAAGAGTCCTACAAGCCAACCATCTTCGTTTCTGATTCTGCGGAACTCCCGCACCACTTGATCCTGATGGGGATATACGACCCGACAGGCAAGCTGGAACTTTTTGACAGTGACGGTGCCGGGAGCGTTTCTCTTTCAGCGATTGCTGACTTGGAAGCCAATCCAGTCTGCGCTTTGTTCTCTCAAGTGATCGGCTCGTCGGATGACGGTCTGTTGGTGTCGAATAAGCCACCCATCCTTGTAAAGAAGATGGGGACCACCAGCCTGACGAGCAAGACGGGGTTTCTGGTCAACCAGAACAACAAGGCTATCACTTGGGGCGAAGTGGATGGTTTGCTGCTGTCCAAGATTGGTGACTATCTTATTGCGCACGCCAAGGACTACGTGACTACCAGCGACCTGCTGGTTCTTTTCGGAAAGCTTTCCCACCACGATTGGGTTTACGTCACGCTGGTCAACTACGACGTGAAGGATGCGGTTGTTCAGGGCACGAAGTTCACCGCTGCGCTGGATGAAGACGACCATCCGGGTCAGTTGTCGCACCATCCACTGGAGTCGTTCTGCTGGACTCACGCCTTCAACAATCTGGATGGCTTTACCCTGCACGCACCAACGCCGGATGCGAAGACTTCAATGGATCAGATGGTTGAGTGGGATGCGCTGTGCATTGATTTCCAGTGCCTTCTGCATTCCCCCCAAAAGCTGGGGCACAAGCATCTCTCTCTGGTCTATCACGAGCCGCACAACCCCTACGTGACTGTTGAGGACACAGATAATGATGGCTGGGCAACTGACATCTCGGTTGCTGCCATGAAGGCACTTGCGAAGAAAATCATTCACCGGTTGTCGGGGTGCGCGTGTGTGTTGTTTGGCCAAACTGACGAAGGTGCTACGGTGGTATCTGTCGGTGGCTTGAAAGTTGGCGCTTGGTTGGTCAGTAAGATCGACAGCATAGCCAAATGACGAAAGCGATTTCGTATGAGCAAGTTCAAACAGATAAAGCCTCACAAGAGGCGGAAGAAGGCGAAGGTTGGTGGTAAGCACCAGAGCCAACTTCGTGAGTTCTCGCAGGACAGGCCACTGACGATGATGGTCGAGGAAGGTGACGTTGACTTCGACGGCTCTCCCTATGTCGCTACGAAACGGTTCTACATCGTCGCGTTGCGCGGGCGACTCATTGACCTACAGAGGCCAAGTGCGGAAGCTGCGCTGAACAAAATCTCTCAGGAAGAATGCCCGTTCCCGACTGACATCAACGATGACAACCACTTCAGGTTTCGCAACAGTCGCGTTGCTGTTCGCCCGCGTAACGAGGCAGATAACGCCCTTCTTCGCGACTACGCCGGTCAGGTTGTGAAGGATGACATCACGACTGCGGTAGCAGACGAGTTCTCTGCTGCGATGGATGACCACGATGAGCGCACTGGTAAGTCAGGGCGGAACAAACGCATCTTGGTCAAGCAAGAGGAACCAGACGATGAGTGAAGAGGTCGAACTTGAAGGCACGCTCGTAGCCTTCACAGAGAAGGCAGCGCTCTGGAACATAGACGGCGAAGAGCACTGGATTCCGCTTTCGCAGACGGACTTCGGCGGCGCGGAAGAGCCTGATCTGGTAAAGGGTGAAGAGTACACCTTTGTCATTCCAGCTTGGCTGGCTGAACAAGACGGTCTTGACACGTAAAGATTTTTCGAAAATAACTTGGACAAGACGAAACCAACGGAGTACGGTCTGCGTTACACAG